TTGTTCTTGGATTTAGTTAAGAAATCCTTTAAAATTACTAATCAAATATTGGGATGTTAGCTCAGTTGGTAGAGCAGTGGACTCTTAATCCATGGGTCCAGGGTTCGAATCCCTGACGTCCCACCAAATAAAACAAAGGCTTAGATGATTTTCACTAAGCCTTTTTTATTGCCTAGTGGGAAATCTAGTGGGAAATCACTTTTCACCGGCTGCTTTTACGATAATCGGTTTTACATCATAAATGTTCAGCATGGCTGCGCTCCGGTGTCCGCTGGCGTCCTGCTTATTCCCTTGCGTATCCGTCACGCCTTTTCGCTTCAGATCGTGCAAAGTAAAGTGCGTATAATCAAACCCCATCGCTTCCGCTTTTTCTTTGGCCAGCTCGTCAATTCTCTTTTTCGCTGTTTCCAGGCTGCTTGGTTGGATCAGGTCTCCAGTTCGAGCACTGATGAATATCGGTCGTGTCGCCGGTAATGGCTGGCGTCTTTTGGCTAAGATTGCGTCTCGATGCTTAATAGCAGATTGCCATAGCGCTAATAAATGGTCAGACCATTCCACAATATTAGCTCTCGATCCTTTTCGACGAATGATCAATAACCCTTCCTGTTTCGCGTTTTCTTCCGTTAGATCAAGAACCTCGCAAAGGCGCATTCTGCATAAATAAGCTATTTCCATCACGTATGGTAAGTACCAATAGCCTTTCGCGTCTTTAGCGACTTGCAGCAGGAAGTTAAAACATTCATCTTCGGCATAGTGCTGGCGGGGGGCTATAGTCAGCTTTGGGACGCCTTTAGCCGGATTGAACTTTACTTTCTCATAAACATAGGCCCAACTAAAAAGGCGCTTGATATACGCTAATTCCTTGTTTGCCCTGCTGCGTGATTTTTCGGCACGGAAGTCGCGATATTTACGGACAGTGCCTACAGACCAGTGAATGATTTCAATATCTCCAAACAGGCCGTCGCTGGCTTTAGTGTTGACGATCTGTTTATGACAGTTCAGATAGTCTTTGCGGGTCAATGGGCTCAAATCACGCCAGTCTATAGATTTCTGCAACTCCAGAGATAATGATCGAAAAGTAATAGGCGCTTGTTTGTCCAGCTGATTGGCTTCATAGGCCTGCCATATTTCAGCCATGGAAGCAGAGCTTCCGGCAATCTTTTTAGAACGCCATTTGCCGACTGTTATATCCTTGTAGTCCATCATCCAGCAGCCAGCGCCCGATTTGTTATACCAAATGCCTTTTGGCAGATTGTCGCGCTGGATATTTCCCGGCAGGCTAGTGGTTGATCGGCGTCGTCCGCGTTGAGTCATGGGTAAATTGATTAGCGTGGGCTAAGGTGGGGATTTATGCAATGTGGATTGGCAATTGAATTTCACATCAAAATAGAGAAGAAACGCCGTCTTTTAAAGACGGCGCCGAATTCTAAAAATTAGTGATGATTAGCTCTTTTGTTGCTTTGCCTCGTTTGCTTCCACCAACCGTATAAGTAATATCAACACTATCCATCGAAAGACCAGAGAAAACTTGCCGCATCTCTGGGATATCGTTAACCGATACAATCATGCTGCCCTTGATTGACTTGGCCAGCTCAGCCATCCTGGCATATTGATCGAATTCAAAATCAACACCATAACCTTCAGTCTTCCAATACGGCGGATCTAAGTAAAACAGAGTGTGCGGCCGGTCATACTTTAAAATACAGCTTTCCCACTCTAAATGTTCAATATACACGCGGGATAGCCGCAAATGAGCAGCGGACAATTCCTCTTCGATCCGTAACAAATTAAGCCTGGGTGCGGATGTCGTAGCCGTTCCGAATGTCTGTCCGGATACTTTCCCCCCAAAGGCCATTTTTTGCAGATAGTAAAACCTTGCCGCCCTTTGAATATCAGTCAACGTTTCGACATGAGTCAGCTTTAACCACTTATACATCTGACGGCTGATCAGCGACCACTTGAACTGCCTGACAAACTCCTCCAGATGGTTTTGCACCACGCGATACAGATTAACTAATTCGCCGTTGATGTCGTTGATTACCTCAACATGAGCCTGATCTTTCATAAAAAACAAAGCCGCACCACCTGCAAACGGCTCAACATAACACTGATGCTCGGGAAACATTGGCAAGATACGCTTAGCCAAGCGCCTTTTGCCACCCACCCAAGGAATAATCGGATTTACCATCATAAAACCTCTTTATCTTCTGGTGCTCTTGGCACGCTGATTAGAGGCTCTATGGCCTTCAATTGATTCATCACCCCGCATCGCGGGCATTTAATTGACAGTCGAATGAACTCAGCTTCCGCTAGTTTTCTATTGCAATTTCCACATCGAACTACTTCCATTTTATAAAACTCGCGTGATAACCTAAGTCCGCTGTGTGCACAGCACGGTGCTTAGGCCAAACGCAGGCCAGTTCTGCGAGAGGTGGCCATTAATAGTGTTACAGCACTACTAATGGTCGCACCGTCTTTTTTTCAAAGTTTATGGTGGTGCGCGATGCGCACCCTACTTGGCTTTGCGAGACTCGCCCCCGTACTCAACACCAATAGCATCCAACACCTTGCCCATGCCCAAGTTGTTGATGCAGTAATTCAACTGCTTAGGGTGGCTTTTCGCCATACGTTGAAACCGGTTCTGTCCAGCTTCAGATGCACTCCGAACATGCAGAACATGCAACCTGTCCGGTTCTCACCCATGTCGTAAATCTTGGAGTACGGCAACTTCCTATCACGGATGTAGTCCCAAATATCCTGCTCAGTCCAAAACAACATTGGGGCGCTGCTCGGGTCGCGAGTGTCAAAAATATTGCACTGGTGCCGTTTCTCTCGCAGTCCGCCTTCGGCGGCCATGATCCCCATATACCGCTTTCGCCCGCTCTCCTTGCTGTAGGTATCCAGCGGCTCTTTCTTCAGGATGTCGCAGCAAAGCTCCGTCGCTGAAAAGTTCTGCGCCAACAGTGACCTCCACTTCTCCGGCAGCTTACTGGCCTTTGAATAAACCCCGTTCTGCTTAAACCCCGTATCGTAAAGTCGGTAGGTGTTAGCCCATTTCGGATTGTCCTTTTCGTTCTTGAGGATTCGCAGCATTCGAGAGACTTTTTTACTAACAACCGGGTAACCTTCGTTCAAAACCACGTCTCTGAAAGTCCGCTTTGGCCGAACAATAATTACATCTCGCTCTGGATTATTCGCCTTAATCTCATTCACGAACAGCACAATCTCCGGGTACTCAAGGCCGGTATTGCTAAATACCGCCGGCACATCTGGATATAGACTCCAAACTAAATCAAGCAGAACCATAGAGTCCTTCCCTCCGCTGAATGCCACATAAACTGCACCGTCCCAGTGCTCGTACCAAGAGCGGATACGAGCTTGGCTAATTTGTACCTTGTCTTCAAGGGATAGACGTTGGCGTAGAATGAGAGCCTTCTTTTGCACCATAGACAGGCTAACATCTACCTCAACATTAGTAATGGATTCGTTCATTGTTTTTCCTTTCTATTCAACCCAGCCTGCAACATGACTCTTCCGGTCTGGATGGAATACCCGCACCAGCCACAGAGCTTGGCGTAGTGACGCAAGCGGTACAAAGAGTGTGTTCGGCGTTGGCCCAAGCGCATGATTCGCCAGTGCGCTGAATGCACTGTCGGCAGTCATCATCGGTGCATCCGCAGATTTGGCATACACCTGATGGATGATAAGGTTTTGCCTGTTCTTTCATCATTTCAGATGAAGCCACCATCAATGCTATGTCATCAATTACCCTTGCGATTCCATAGACCAACCCCTTATGCCATTTTCTGCTGTGGGAAAAATCGTAAAAATCGTCAGATAACATGAGTAGTCGACAATAAATTTCACGCCGTAATTCGTTTATTTTATTCCCACGATACCAGCCGTTAGTTGCCCATGCTGTCACTCGGTACGCATACTTAACCTTTCCCGGAAGCTCAACCCAAAACCACACACTAAAAAAAGCTTTAATCAGTTTCATTTATCACCCCTGCTTCCTGTGGTTAAACACCTGTCAACATCCGCAGATGCGCCAGCTCTTCACTATAGACTTTCAAATACCTTGCTATTTTTCCATCCGGAAACAATCGGCCAATCCCTTTTAGTTCGGCTTCGGCATCGCTAAATTTTTTCGGCAAGTCTTCATGTTCTTTGGGATGGAAAATATACCCTCGGCAACCACTCACAATTTCGAATATTTGAATCTTTACATGGCGTTCTGAAATGACCATGCTTACCTCCTGAACTCGATTTCTTTGGTTTCAACCTGGGCAGGACTTAGTCCCATGGCTGCATCAACTGCTGTAATAGTGGTAAACGGCTTGCCGTCCTTGCCATACAGGAAACGCACGTTTTGCCCTCGCAAAATTTTTTCTAATGACTCACGAGTTTTACAGCCCGTGCCGGCTTGCAGCTGCTCGTAGCTAAGTAAAGGTGTATCGATCATGGATGCTTATCCTCCCATCCCAGCCGCATCATATCCCTGATGACTCTGGCCCGGCCCAGCATGGTTAAATCCGCTGATGATTCTTCACCGTTTTGACTATGCTCCTTAATCATTGCCCGGTAAGTTGATTCGTCCAGGTTCGGTTCTTTTTTGGCTATGTGGATCTTTGCCAGCTGGTTCTGTTTAAAGTTTTTGATACCGGGGTTTTTATTGGTTGTCATCGATTATTCCCTCACTAAGGCCGGTTCCAGGTTTCGCATTTTGAGCAGGCGTCACCGTAATATTGTTGTTCTGTCATAAATTGTCCGCACCCATTGCATCGATAGGTTTCTTTTTTGGGCCGTTGCGGTTTAATCAGTACGATGCCGGTACCGGCTAACGCCTCTTTGCGATTGATATATTGCATATCGACAGCTGGCCGCGCTTTCAGGTCAATGTAGCTCTTAGTCCAAGGAATATCGGTTTCGCGCTCTTTGTGCTGACGCACGGCTTCGTCCTTGGTGTAGATGCGGGCTTTGCTAAGATCAGATGTGTAACCGCCGACTTGAGCCCACCACATAACATCGTTACCACAAAAGCTGCGACTGTCTTGCAGGTAGAAAAAAGGCTCATTGTTTGCTTGTGGATCAGCACTTGCGTCTCGTAAGTGTTGCCATGATTCATAAGGCGTTGAAAACTCATTATTTGAGTCATCAGCAGTTTCGATGGCACATTGCATACGCGGCAAAAAAGCTTCCATATCTTCATGGGTAAACCATGATTGATCGTCGTTGAGCGCTTCAACTACTTCGTTATTGATTTCAGCCAATAGCCTTTGGGTTCCGATGCAGTGCTTTTTTAAATAGCTAATGGTGCCTGCAGCTGTTTCCAATAGATGCTTTGTTGCTGGATTTTGCTCATTTTGCGCGGCATCTAAATATCGCTGAGCTGAGTCTCGTTCTGGGTGATAAGTTTTCATTTGTTATAACCTTATTAATTATCATCATGTCTAGAATGATCCGGAGACGCGTACAGCCCAAACGTCTCCAGCCTGTTGGTACTCAACGCATCCAGATGCGCCATGCGTTTGGATGCAATCACGCGCTCGATGCCGCTTTTAACAATCACCCCGGACGCGCTCAGCTGCTTGTTTAACGCCTGCGGCGATTTAATCGGCAGCGCATTCCAGCGTTCGCGCAAGGCCGGTGTGTGGGCAATATGGTCAATGATGTGGCCGGGCCTGATTAGCAGGCACAGCTCGCCAATGCCGTCGATGTCCATCACTTCATACTTGTACGGATGATTAAAGCGCCCGGCATCGATCTCGCTGAGCGCCATTTCAATAATCCATACCCACGGTTCGCGGTCGGCGTCGGTTTCGGCGATATGCGCATTCATTTCCGCGATCAGATCATCAACAAAACCGCCCTGGCGTGGATCGATGCCGGAAAAGTCGCACAATAGCTTCCAAGCCGTCAGCACTGCCGAGTAGTTGTCCACCATCCGCCGCGCTCCGTCGTCGTCAGACGGCGCTCGGCAATTGTCAAAGCAATAGGCTCTGGCTTTATCCATGCTGTCGTGGATCGCGGTCTTGTCTTGCTTGACCAAGTAGCCCAGCCATTGCTTAACCGGAAACTCCGGCAAACCCGGCGGCAGCATTGCGCCTTTTTTACCGGACAGATCGGTTCTGATGATCTTGCCGATCAGCGACCGCACCGGCACATCTTCCCCGGCCAGCAGCACCGGAGCCGACAGCACAAACTCAGTCATATCGGAGCCCCGACGAGTCACGGTGTATTGATAAGACTCTTGGAGCATGGCCACCGCCTTATCGATCACATCTTGCCGGCGGGCTGATATTTCTTCCCAGCCGACCGGGTGCGAGGTATGAGAAACGCTGGTCAACAGCCGGAACTCGGTTTGCAGCGATTGCCCGGAAAACATGGTAAAGCTGATGGTCTGCTCCATTTGCTTAATCAGCGTCGATTTACCGGCCCCCTTGTTCGCCTGCATCATCATGTGTGGCCAGAAGCCGATGATGGTTTTCAAATGCCCGCCTAAGCCCCATACCAATGGGATAACTGCCGCATTGCGCCGAAACGTGCCTTGATAGGCGTAGATCACCGTTGCCGCTTGATCTATCGACCCGCTGGGAAACAGCAGGTTGTGATACGGGCATTGTTTATGCGGGTCGGTAAAAAAAGTATCCGGTCCCTCGTTAACCACCAAAGCACCCTGACGCCAGCACAGGCCGACAAAGTTGGACGCGGTGCGTTGGCCCAGCGCGGCGCTACGCTCCAGGATGTTAATCAGCCGCAGGAACGCCGGTTTTTTAAAAATCGGCCCAATCCGGCCCCACATGTCCGCGTTATGCAGCCGGTCATCCTGAATCACCTTGCGTAACAGCTGGTTGCCGTGGCGTGGCGTTTGTACGGATAGCGCCATCAGCATTTCGGGGTTATTGTCAGGTTTGCCGGTCATGGTAGATTTAGCGCTGGCAATGTTCACTCGGGTCAAGGCAGCAATACGAAAGCCGCACAGATCTTCCTTTTTTTCGACTTTCTTCCGTGCGCCGGTCTCTTCGTCTTCCTCCATCGTCAGACTGACAACCTGGGTAAAGTCCTCTCGAATCCGGTACTTCCAATAAGTCGCAAAGTCATGTTCAGGTAGCCATAAACGCTTCCTGCCCAGTTCTTTTTCGCCTGAAAGCCCCGGAATAGCCCAGTTTTCTAACTTCCGGAGACGCCGCTTTAGCTCCTCGATATTGCCTTCAGGCTTGGTTTTCAGGATGTCGTTAACATCGCTCCAGGAATGGTTTACCCAGTCGCTCTGGTCCTGAAAAATAGCGGTGATGCGCTTATCAACCAGCAATTCATACAATCGCCAAGCCGCTTCTTGCCCAGCACGTTTGCCGAATTTATCTGGCTCGTCGTTATCCATGCAGATAATCACGCGCTTGCCGATTAAAAACGCCCAGTCGATAGCGTCAACATTAATCCCGCGCACCGCTACCGCCGTAGTTTTATGCAGATTACAGCTGGCGATGCTCATCACGTTGATAGGCGATTCGACCACGTACACGGTTTCACTCGCTTTGAGTTCGGCCAAGTCCATAACCCAGACATGACCAAGCTTCTCGCCCTGACACTGGGTTTTAACGCCGCCATTCAGCGTAGCATCGATAAAGCGCAGATCCACTGCCACAATGTTTCCTGGATTCATTGTGCGCACGATAAACGCCGCTGCCGGTCCGCCGTGGCCGATCTCGCCGGGGTTGTGCTTGTCGGACGTATAGCTATTAAAGCCGACCGATTTACATTTAATAGCCCGATCAATCACCGCACCGCTAATGCCCCTGCCGCTTAAATACTCCTTTACCTGGGCAGACTGCTTGATGCACTTATCGGCGATAAATTCAGCTAAAGACTGTTTTTCCTTTGGTGCATCAGGTTTGTTGTATTGAGGCTTAGCAATGTTGTACTCCTCGTGCAGCCAGTCGATAGCCGCTGCCACATCAAGATCTTTGACATACATCACCAAATCAATGCAGGTGCCGCCGACTTTATCGCCGCCGCTCCAGTCCTTCCAGCGCTGCTCGCCGTTGCGGTGATAAACCGACAGGCTGGGGGTTTTGTCGTTATGATGCGGGCTTTTGTAATTACCATTGCCGCCTGGACGCTTTAACCCCAACCGGCCTGCAAGATCGTGCAGGTCGATACGCTCTTTTAAGATGTCTATAGTCATGAGATTTCGTTTAGCAGCTTCTCGGCGATATGTTTGGCTTCTTGAAGGTCTGAAACACCGCTTCCGCTCAGGTTATACAGAGTCACCAGATGAATGATTGCCGCCTGCTCACCTTCAAAACCATTGACCCAGCAGAAGTTGGCTGGGGTAGTGGGTAAGGAATGCCGGTCAATAAAGCTTGAATAACTTGGATAACCCATGTTGACTTGGTCGATCAGAATATCCAGCTCGTGAATAATCTTGCGAATGTCCTCGGTGCCCTTTTCAGTCGGCTGGTTGTAACGGGCTATGCGCTTGATCACGCAGCCGGCAATAAAGCCGATGTTGTTCTGGTGGATGTACTCAATCGGCTGGATGGCGAAGTTTTTGTAATGATCGCCGCCGATTTGGATGTCGAGTGGATTGGTTTTTGCCAATGTCATGCCATGTCCTCCGGTTTTCTGTATAGCGGGCTATGTCTATCGATAGTCCCAGGCATGGCAATCACTACCAGTACAGGAGCCTCTCCTGCCTTTGTGATCCGGGCAAACATATGACCTTCAGGCGGTTTACATTTTGTAATGCTTTCTTTAAAAGCCGCTTCGACTGCATCTTCATTACTGCAACCATCAATTTTCAGTTCCGTAATGCGGTCGCATAACTCATCGTGATCACCTTCATTTACATTGATGCAGACTCCAATCCATTCGCATTTCCAGCCGTCGCCAATTTCCGGATGCTGATCTTTAATGCGTGCCATGAAGCCAGGAAATGCAAAAGGAAATTCTTCTTTTTCTTGATTATTCTGTGTCATCGTATTAACCCCAAGTCTCTACATACACTGGTTGGCAACTCCACTTTCACTGTGTAGCCAAACGCCGCTTTAAGCGCCAATAAGTTCGGATCTTCGCTTAGCATTTTTGCCAGTTCAGGCCGGTTGGCTTGTATCCAATCCCATACCGGCTTTCTTTTTGCTTGCGGCAGTCCAGAAAGGTTAACCTCTATGCATTCTTCGGTTTCCTGATATAACCCGGCCTTCGAGGACGCGTCAGATTCAACGATTTCCGGTTCAGCAAACCAATAGCATTTTCTGAACCTGCCGGTCCTGATAGGCTGTTTTTGGCTGTTTGCTGCATCATGTTTCATTACTCCACCTCCTTATAAGTACGCAGAAATTCCAGAGCGTCTGTGGCCGCCATTTGTCGCCTTTCCCCGGCACTGTTATCACTGTTAACAGGCATCACAGTGATAACTTCATTTTTGTACGGCTTTCTGTTTGTCCACCGTTCCAGTTCCTCTATGGTTTCAAAGGGATATTGCCGGCAGCCTGTTTGCTTTCTCCATACCAAAGCAATCATGAACGCCCTCCTATTTCTTTAACTTGTAAAATCCGCCGAGCTACCTTGACTGCGTGGCTGTAGGCGCCAATCAGCGTATAGTCGTTATCCATGCAGACCATGCCGATGCGGACGCAGGCATTGACGTAATTGACGCTTAATCCCATCTTCGTGATGGAATCGGCTATTCGAATCGCGAGCCGGGCTTTTCTCTCGCCGTTTGGTATGGGTAGTGAAGTCACAAGTGCCATTAGCCCACCTCCTGCATAGTGTTCTGCAACGTTGTTTTATCCGGCTGGGTGTAAATCGCCGTACTGTTGATGTTTTTGTGAAGAAGAACCGCCATAGCCACGCCGCGCGGGTCTTTAGCCGTACTGTTATGCATAATGCGCATGGCCAGCGTATGCCGGAGCCAATGCGGACTAAAACCGGTTAAACCTGCCAACTTTCCCCACTTTTTGGCCTGATGTTGTAAGGATCGTTTGCTCATGCCCTTATGCTCGCGACTCATAACCAGCGCCCCGTCGGTTTGCTCAGCGTGTCCCAGTTCCCGCCGCACCTTTAGCAGCAGCTTTAGAGCTTTTTCGGCCTGTTTGCCCAGGTAAATTTTTCCGGAGACATTGCCTTTGTTGATTTCGCCGCGAATGGTTAAGTGTTTCTCGGATAGCGCCTCTATGGCATCGCCCACCGTGAGCCCCGCCAGTGCGCCGACACGTATCCCGGTCGAGCGTAACAGCAGCATCCAAGCGTAATCACGCTGTGCCAGAATGCCGCTGTGTGATCTAACAGTTGCAAAAAGCCGCTTTTCTTCCTGCGGGGTCAAAAAGCGTTCCATGATTTTGCGGTCGAGTGCGCTCATAGATAGCTCCTCTCAAAATCAAGCTCTTCATTACTCAGCGGTTTAGAATTGTTCAGCTCATTAAGTAATGCATTCTTGAGATTGTATTGATCGATCTCGACTGTGAGCTCGGATTTATTGCTGTCAGGCATTCCAGTGTTAAAATTGTCCATGTCATCCCCCTACGCAGCCCAGCGCCAGCGGCTCTTTACGTTGTAGCTATCCCATTGCCGCCACAACTTATCAAACAACTTGTCACCGTCAGTGATTAGGATGTGCGGCTCAACATTTAGTTCTACACGCCCCCTGATTACCGTCAGCGCATCGCTGTACAGCTGCTCATCTAATAGACAAAGATCAGTAATATCTAACTGAAATTCTGAGCCGTTATAGGCGCTAAGGAGCACTTGGGCGCAAACGCGTGAGCCGCCGCAATCCATCTGGGCAAATTTCAGCAGATTAAGAACAGAACTCGCGTACTTCTCGGGAGTGACGGGCGGGTTTAGGTGCAATTGATTAGCCATTTTTCATCCCCTCTAAAAAATCATTGATTGGATTAGTGCCATCCGTGGATGGTTTAGGTTTACCCTCGTATTCCTTTCCGCAAACAGAACATTTATAAAGCCCACGCTCACTAATCCTCATGTGCGTACCCTGTCTTGTTATTTTTGCTGTCGAAGTCACGAAGTTTTTTTGAAAAACATAAGTATGTTTTTTTGCATGGCTCAGTCATCGATCAACGCCTCCATCCGGTTCAAGAACTCCAGTCCAGTGCTGACCGCTTGGAAAAACTCCTTTCGTACCGATTGAAACTCTTTGCGCGTTACCCGTTGATCGTTCAGCGCCTCCGCAATCACGACAGAGGTTGTGCCGATTTCAGAATGGTAGTTAGCATAAGCCGTTAGAATCTCCAGATCGCTAACGCCTTCAAAGTCGCCCAGCGGCACAATGGCATGGTTCAGCACCAGCGCTTCAGCAGCCAGCAACCGAAAATCTTGCGTAGTGTTTTGGATGGCGACGGCTTCTTTAACCGTCAGGTGATGATTTTCCATGGCAGGATTAGCTTTGTTGGCCAACGTGCCTGGATTCATATTGACCAGCGGCGCTAACCGTGCAGCGCCGCCTTTTTGGTCATGTATAAGGCCATAAATGGCCTCGTCTATAGAGTCAAACATGTGAAACCTCGGCTCAAAACAACATTGTTTTTTACTCAAGGCGCTGGTTAACATAATAGCGAGTCGTGTAGACTTGCTATTGAGGGACGTCAGAAGGTATGTTACAAAACCAGTGCCTCATCAGTACTGTCAGCAGTTGGCGCTGTTGGCAGTACGCTTTTAACTTTTTTCTATTTTTTCTCCGATTCCCCCTCCTTTTCGTTATTTTTGGATTCTTCCAAGGCCAGCTGCCGTTCAATAAGTACAGCGCACTGAGGCCCAAGCGATCTGTGCTCGCACTTGCTACGCTCCTTAATTTTTCTATACAAATCATCCGGCAGACGGACGCTAATGGCTTGGCGATTCCTGATCAAGTCATTGGAATCTGTGACTGGCTTTGTGTTCATGTGTACCTCGTTGTTGTAAAATGTCAAAATGTGTACACAGTATTTAGCAGAAATATATGCTAGTCAAATTATTTAGCAGAAATATATGACGATAATTAATAGGCTCTTGAAATTAAAGGGCTCAAGGTCAGTACTGCAATGGGAAAGGGAGGCAGGAATTGCGCGCGGGAACCTTGATAGGGCAATCAAAGACGGCAAGCTGAGTGATGAAAATTTACGTAAGCTATGCAGATGGGAAAATGCACGGGCAGATTGGTTATTGTTCGGCAGTGGATCACCGTATCAAATCGCTGGTTTTTCTACCGACCATGATCTTGCCGAGCGTATTTGCGCACACCACACAGATGCCGCCGCTGACTGGTCGCTGACAGTTATTTACCGGGAATCTGACCAACTGCCGATGGCCGTAGTCATGACAATGCCGGGGCAATATCCGGGCAAAGATGAATCAATGATCGATTACACCATCCTTGAAGTGCTTCTAGGCCAAATCGGTCCTTATACCTGTGAAGCCATCAAACGCGATAGCTGGAGAAGACGCCAGCAGATAATGCTTGATGATGAGGTTGTGAAAAAATTATTCGACGGCAACATCGGCACCTATGCGCTGACCGCAGACCCCAACTACTTAAAAGCCGCCGTGCCATTGGACGATAAGACGTTAACCGAGCTCGCCAGCAATATAACGGAGAGCCCAGGAAGCTATACCGTACCGCTCACCCCGCCTGAACAACGCCTTTTAAATACTTACCGAGCCCTTCCTGGCGATGATCGCAACCGGCTGCTTGCAATCGCCGCCACACTAAAAGAATTTTCACAGTAGCGCTATTGCCGACTGAAAAGCCAGCTCCGCAACACTTATTCCTGTTTCGCTGGTCGCGTCGTCAATTGCGCGTTTGGCGGCTAACCTGTGCCCCTCTATCTGTGCGCCGACAACTGTCCATTGTTCCGCCATGAAAACAATCAAATCGGCCACGACTGCTGGGCTTGAGCCTGTCTGAATAGCCTCTTGGTCTATCCACGGATACGGCGAGGCATCTGCCGGGTAACCGGCGGCGATGTAGGCGTTCGCACTGTCCAGTTTGGCAGAATACGTTAATTGCTGTCCTGGAGCGTCGGTTATATATTTCAGTCTGACGATGCCCGCTTGTCGGTCGATTTCGGCCATTGCCTCAGATTGCAGCTGCTGCAATGTTTTTACAACCGGAGCGACCTGGATTTCATAATTTGCGCGGTCAAGCGGTTCGCCGGTGTAGACAGTCGAGAGCTTTAAAAGGTGGTTGTCGGTGACCGATTGAATACTGAACACTAGCCCGCCCAGGATCAATTGATCGTTGCTTTTGACGTAAGTCAGCCAGCGCGTACCAAAGCCCTCGACCACATCGGACCCGGTGCTGATAGATATGTATCCAGCCTCATATTTTTTCATTAATCACCTATTGCGATGTAGTTTAGCGAACCGGTAGCGATGGCTGTCGATCCTGCGATATTCCAGGCGTAACCCTGAAAAGTGAAATTGTTAGCAGATATTGACGAGTTAACCTGCAATTGCCTTAATTTTATAATCGCAGTGGGGTTATTTATGATCATGCGTCCTACGAAACCACCAGTCGCCGCCAAAATATCTACGCGCGCGTGCCACCACGTCGACACATACGCTGCTGTGCTCACATCTCCGGTTGAGGCACTGCCGGCAGTCACTGTTGTAGAATCCAGTGTATCAACTACATAATTAACCCCGTTATTGCCATACGCCACGCCACTAGAAACTAAAGAACCACCCGCCAGCGCGGTATTTCCGTGGCTCCATTGGACTGAATAATTGATCGCGTATATCGACCAGCCAGATGGTGGCGAGTATGCCGCACCTGTGAGTGTTACGGGGTTGATATAAGTCCCGTCGCCAGCTATCCTGGCTTCAACCGATGCGCCATTACTGGCAACTGTATTCTGCGCATAATCATAAACATCCCCACCCAAGGAATAAGACGAGCCGTTGGTGTCATAAGCATAGAAATACACCCGAATAATCGTTGTCCCTGCGGGAATATTGGTGGCTACTGAATCGGTTATCGATTGCCCATGTTCGGCGGCGGACAGGCTTCTTGATTTAACAGTCAAATCAGTCCAAACAAGCCCGTCCCAGCCCTGAACTCGCCACTCGACAGTCCTATACAAATAACCGTATGTTGATACCCCATTGCCGCGCACACTACTAAATTGCACGCTCACCGTTGCTGAAACAGTATTGTTCGGCAACGTGCTCTGGCTTGAATACCAGACAGGTCCGTTTACAGCCCCCGAGTTCGAGGCCACGACATTATTGCCGGAGCTGGACGCATAAGTCAGCTCTGCTACTGCATCGAATTTCCACCGTTTTGACCCTGGCGACGTTTCCACAAGATTGTCAGCTCTAATTTGCCATGCTTGACTTGAACTTGAATTAGCCGCGTCATAACTGCCCAAACCATTTGGCGACACCCATAATCTAGGCTGAGAATCCCAATATCCAGGGAGTATGACTGTAGTGCCGCTCTCTGCAACGTCGCGCTCAACCCGCTGAACGCTTTTGTAATTGATATAAGCGCCGCCTCGATAGCGCTGGAACGACAGCCCGCCCCCAGTCAATATAGCAAAATCACGGTTCGCGATAGTGTCATCGCCATCATAGACAATAAAACTGCCGTCACCATTAATGACAGCATTACCGTTGCCGATAGTAACTACTTCGGTTGCCGACAGGCGGCCAGATTTGATCTGATCTGCCGACAGGTCCCCCGTAACAACTACGTCGGCATCCATTAAAATAGCCGGTGCTCCGTTGTGAGTACCAATGATAAAGGGCGCTACTTCAGTGTCATTCAATTTCACTGCAAAGGTATCAGCCTCAAATACCAGTGGCGTAGCGGCCGGATCATTTAATGCTGTTTGCAGCGATGCCTTAATTGCGGCCGGGTCCGGAGTCGACACACTGACAATTGTTTTGGTGTACTCGGTAGCTCCCAGCGTATAGTCATCCGCGCCGCCAAACGCGTCATAAGTGGCCAAGCGTAAAAAATACGGGGTATTTTCGAGCAAATCCGGCAAGGTGATCGTGACATCTGAGCCGATGTAAATATGACTGCCCGGCAACGGCGTAAACCCGGAAACGGTGCTTAAAAACACAATCACGCCCACCCAGTCATTGTCGGGCGGACGAAGGTAGTTAATGATTAGCGATTTGTAGCCGGCATATACATCGACATTGTTAACCAGCAATTCCGGCGGCGCAGGGTTTGATACCGTCAAAGCGGCCGGGATGCTGTAGCGACCGTAATAATCCCGCGCTCTTACTTTTACCGTAACCGCCCGCCGTGGCCCGCCGTCTTCAATGTTTTTTTCAAATGTATAGGCGTAGGCTGATTCGGTGACAAAGTCGGTACGCAACAACACTGGAATCACCGAGCTGGTGTACACATCAACTTGATAATCTCTAAACCACGGCGACTGTCCACCGGCACCCGATGCGTAAGTATCTGAAAATCCTAACACCGTTAAGGCATTCGTGCCCCATACAAATTCAGCAATTCTCCCGGAAAACGCTGTGCCGCCCGCTTTAAGTGCCAAGCCGGTCACGCTGACCGACTCGACCGCGTACATCTCGCCCAGCAGATGTGTGATGCTGATCGAACTGGAATATTTCCCGGTGATGGTCACCGCGCTGAGGGTGATCTCATACGTCCCGGCAAGCGGGTTCATGATCCGGAATGATTGCCCTGTCACTTCCTGGTCGAATAGCGTGGCTCCGTTGTGTCGATAGGTCAGATGATAGCCCCGTAATAATGGAGCGTTGCTGGCCGTCCAGCTAATGTCCATGTACCTGCGCAGGCCTTCCAGCGCCGTGTATACCCCCTCTTGCACCGTTAGACCTGACGGCGGTGTTACCGAGTTGACGATGTAAGGGTTAGCCGGGATGGGTTCCAGGTCGGCAATGTCGTCGATTTCCGCAAATTTAGACACATCGTATTGGGTTGCCGAAACCGTGTAAAAACCGTTGCTGCTGTCCTCGTTCTCGACAATACCTAAGACTCTGAATGTTTTGCCTATGGCTAACGGGTCGTAAACAATCCATTCCAACTCATGTTCAGGCGCCTCCGAAAATGCCGGGCTGACAGTAATAGCACTATGGGTGCCGGCAGAATTGGTAATGGCTTTGTCCCATACCTTGCCGTCATTACCGATAATTGCCAAGCGGTAGCCCACGCCGTTAGCCAACACTGCCGGCGCATCCAATTGAACGACGCTGTCGGTTGATCCTGTTGAAATTCGCCCGCCCATGCGCTTGCCGCCTGACCGCAACGGATCGGCGACGCGGATAATGTCGCCGGGTTTGTCGTTGATTCCGCCTAGTCCTGTCGAAAAGGTTACCGTGTCGATTTCCCGGCGTCCGGTGACCAGTAACCGCTTTCCACGCCGATGCGCTTCCGCTCTCGATATGCAGCCGATGGCGGTTTCGGTTTTGGGGCGGTAGCCATAGCGCTGGATTCCGTCAAAATCCTCAACATATTCAGGCGCCAGCCTGCATTGGTCGGTAGGGTCATTGTACTGGATGATGGCGGCGGTATAGCGCACTTGCCGGGCGGTGCCGCTGTAAGTAAATCGCCCGCCTACGACATTAGCCGGTAAATACAGAGACGACACAAGTTTCGGGGCGTCCTGAGTCAAATAGACCGACGTTCCGTTCCATAGCGCCTGGGCGTCAAAGATCCCGGCCAGTTGCATGATCATATCGTGGGCGCTGACCTGCTCCATAAACTGAGCATCTATTGAATAACGGGGCTCATAGCCGCCGTTACCGTCAGGTACCAGCTCGTCGCAGCGTTTGGCGATTGTGTAAATCGACCATTTGTCTTGATAAGCTTGGGCAATATCGCCGCCCAATCCGGCGCCCGCTGTGGTTAATAGATGATATAAAAACCACGCAGGATTTCTGCACCAGCGCTTAACCAGTGTGCCGTTCCAATCTGCGCCGGTGTATGATCTTGCGACGGGGTCGTAAACGTCGGCGGTCGGCACTTGGATCAGCCAGCCCATCAGGTCATAACTGCGCACCGGCACCGAGCTAAAGTAGCGAGTGTCGAACGTCAATCGGCAATACGCGATGTTTGGCCTGCGCAGTTTGGCGTAAGTCAAATTAACGATGCTATCCCATTTAAACGCCGAATTTTCGTTACTTGCTGGGTCTGGCGATAACCGCGACAGCCGGACATCGTAACTGGTCGCAACGGGATTAATTGCACGAAGATTTACATGGAAGCTACGTTGGTAAGGCGACTCGGTTTTGTCGCGTATGGTGCCGCGTCCTTGCAGATCAATCACTGTCCAGATGCCGCCCGCTGGCCTGACTTCGATTTGCAGGCTGACGGTTACCGCGCTTTTGTCGCCGTTTGTCGGGTCTTGAGTCACTAAGCCGTTGAAGGTGACAATAACTCTGACCGCATCGGCAGCCGGATCGTTGACGGTGTGGATAATCGGCGTGCTATTTGTAACGGTTACGCTAATTGATTCCGGCGAGCCAATGGTATCGTCAACGATGCCGGGGATGTAGGTTTGATCTTGCGTGCCCAGGCGATAATCGAACGTGACGCCCTGAAAGTTCATCGAACCGTCGGGCGCCATGATCGGCGTACCGTCAAGTTTTACGCACTTCAGCGGATTTACGCCATCCGCAAAGCCTTTGATCTCGCCAACACCCAACGCCTCGACTATCTCAAAAATAGCCTGGGAGCGAATAGAATCAGGTGCGGTAATAGGTGTACGCGCTGCACTTCCGCCACCACCGCCGCCGCCTTTAGCGCCGCCAATTACAGCCAATTGCTGATTCATACAGGGATATCCCGAACGTGAATTTGGCTGGACAGCAAAATCGATCCACAATCCGGAAAATGTCCAGCAATGATCGGGTAGGGGTGTCCGGAGCGGGCGACATTGACGGGGCCGTTAGAAATAAAGGACGGCTTGCTTTCGTAGGTTTCGGTATCCCTGGCACTGACTGACTGTTTCTTTCCGGTGATCATGTTGGCCAAGGCGGAAACGGCTAGGGATATGCCGATATTGATTACTACGGCGATAACTGTCGCTACAGTCGTACCAACAGTCACGCCAATAGCAGAAAATGCAGCTATAACCGCTGGCGCTGCAATCTCGCCGCAGGCTCTTGGTACAATGCACAGCACTTCATTTGCCCAAGGCGCAGACGTGTTTTCAAGCGTCACCTGTCTGGTTAAATCAGGGTTATTTTCATCGACTAAAATCGCTATATACTCGCCCGCATCGGCAGCCTTCAAAAATCCTGGGCGATTTGCTTCGATAGCCCGTAGCGCTTCGTTGGGCGTTTTTACATCCAGGTCCCATTCAGCCTTGAATGCCTGCAAGTCGCCGAACAATCTAATTTTTTTCATTGCTGTACCTCAGATAACAATGGGTGTTTTGCCGCCAATATTGCCCATACATTTCCAGTCTGGACGGAGCTGACGGACTGGGGTGATGCAATATGCGGCTATCGCCCCTATAAATAGCAGCGTGATTCGGGCACGGCCCGCCGCCGGTTGTCATGATGACTAAATCGTTAGGCTTCAGGTCAGCAACCACTTCAAACTCTTGCGCTAAAAATCCGTTAACAAAATCATGCTGGTTTGCTTTATCAAGCCACCAGTTCCATTGCTTGCGCTCGCCGTCGTTGATGACAATGCCCAGCTCATGCCGGTAATAATCGGATACCAAGCTCAGGCAATCCATCACGCCGTAAACGAATGATCGACCCTCGTAAGGCGCAGGCAGGATGCCTTGCGGCGTGTAAGTGAAAATTTCCTCGGACGGGTAGCCGACAATCATAAACGGCACGTTGCAGCGCTCGGCACTGGCGATGTCGGCCGCTGATGGTTCAGGAGAACGGTTGGGGTGGCTATGATAAATAGCGGCGATATGGTCCGCATGCACGGCATATAGCATCGGGTCTATTAAAAATGAGTGCTCGGGGTCATGCGATAGGTTTGCGCACTCCAGCACTTGATAGCCGTAGCCGGTTTTAAAGATCAGCCCGCAGGCTTCTTGCGGAAATGCTCGGGCCGCATGATCAATAATCAGCTGCAAATTAACATCAGCAATCACATGCTACTCCTTCCCAGTCCGGGGTTGCCGCCGTAATCTAGCGGCTCGGTTGCGCCAAAGCGCAATTTACAATCGGATAAACGCTTGCCGCACACGTCAAGCTCTGCACTAAGAACCGGTGTACCGAATCGGTCATACCACCTAGCAGGATTTGTACCGGGCCACGAGCAGCCGGAGCCGCCTAATGTTGATTTATAACGGTGCGGGCAGCCGCTGGACATCGCCAGCAGTCCCGGCAATTGTTTATCCAGAAAGTCGAGAGGGCTGGCCAACTCGAATTTAACCAGCTCGTTGGATTCTTCGGCCCGGCGCTCAATTAAGTAATATTCATCCCTATATTCGGCGATGTCGGCCAGTACATAGCTGGACAGCGTGCGCCGACGGCGAACCGTGGCACCGACTAAATCCTGGTACTGCTGGCAAAGATCGGTAACAAAATGCGCCAGATTACCTATTTCTGCTATGGGGCGAGCTGACGATCCGTTGCCGCGCTGTTCAAGCCCGGATACTTTGATGTACCACGGCGTGTAAGTGTTGCCCTGGTAAACAATCGGCGTGCTGTCTGTGTCGGCGCCGGCATAAAAATAGTACACCTCGCCAACACCGATAGAGTTCAGATCGAGGCTATATAGATCCATCAATGCTGAAGGGGCAAGTTTGTGAATATCGGCATTGAGCGGAGATAGGTCGCCGATGGCATAGCCAGCCGTCCAGTACCCTGGCGTTACATATAGCATGCTCATGGCTCGAATACCTGATATACAGATGCGCTCAAGCGGTGATGGTTATCGCTCACCGGTGTTGGGTCCCATTTGTCGCAGACGTATTTTTTGGGTGACAAGGCATAAGGCGACTGCCAACTGAATGCCGTTACACCACCCAGGCCGTCGAAGAAATCCAGCAGAGTAGCTATTTCGGCGGCGGTCAGTTCATCCCAACTTAGGCTCCATTTATCCGGATTGTTATTGAGTCCGTCAGCTGCGCGCTGTTCGTAGCCATCGCCAAAGCCGACTTTGCGCACCTTCGGTTGCTTGCTGAGATTGGATGAATAATCGGGCTGAATTGGTAACTCGGCCATTACACTTCCTCTACGGACAAGCCGGACAGGGTATAAACAGCGTCATCATCGGCGACGTTGTAAAAATTGAAGGTGCGGCCGAAATCGCCGGTAAATCTAACCCGTACATCGAATTCAAAGCTGGCTCGCAATATTTCGCCGTTGGCTGGGGCAGTAGTAAAGGTGACAATGCCGGTAGCAGTGTTGACCGCCCAGCCTCCGGTTTGCAGTACGTTGTTAATGTAAACCTTAACTGTGCTGCTTACAGGTTTGGTAATGATCCGGTCTTGGCTATCGCCGCCGGGCTGATAGCGTTTAATGAGCTGGAATTGAGTGAGTACGCCGTTGCCTGTGCCACTGTCTAATAGACCCTGGTCGTTTGTACCGTTGTAAGTAGTGGCAAAATCGCCCCAATCTTTCAGCCGGAAGCGTTGCACGCCGCCACGCCGCGCACGCCAGAAGGCTTGCAGGTAGTCCAGTTCGGCTCTCAATACTTTACGGTTGCCCACTTGCCATTTGCCCTTGATGCTGTACTGAGCGACATTGTCGATTGCGCCGGCGCTGAGTGCTGGCAGGCGATTCCCGCGCACGCTGTGCGTGCCGGTCGATTGATAATCGAAGTTAAGTTCAAGGCGGTCCTCGCTGTCGTGCAGCATCGCTTAGCCCCCTTGTGCCAGCAGGCCGCCAGGGCGTTTTTCGGTAACAATGACCTGGCGCACTGTGGCATCAATCAGAGCGCCCAACTTGTTTCCCTTATCCGTATCGGCTGGGTTATCGGCGCTGACATTAACATTGGTAGTAATGGATATGCCGCTATCGTTGCTGCCGGAAGTCAGGTTTTTTCGGTGACGCGGGTCGCTTTGAGTTAATACTTCTTCGCCTTTTAGCAGCACAGTTGGCGTTTCGTCGGGCTTTAAACCGGCAATGCCGCCGGAATGGTAGCGGGTAGCTGAACTAAATATCGCAGGATCTGCAACTATGCGCCCACCGCCTTGCCCAATAATTCCGCCGCTATGCTTAGTCCAAAAGCTGGAACTGTTCATCGTATCGACAAATGACGCGCTATTGCCGCCGGCAACCGATGCGGAAGCCCCGCTATCGAACGCCCCGCCGACAGCACCGGCAACCCCGGAAAACAAGGCACTGAGCAAGCCGCCTGTAGCATTGTCTTTGCCGTAGTTCTTGCCAAGCAGCGTTTCAAAGATTTGCGCTGAGGCCGCTTCGGCAACCATGCGCTGGAGAATCTTGGCAAAGTTAGCTCCCATGCCTTCAATTCCATTCTGGAATGGATCAAATAATAAATCAGCAAAGGCAGACTGCATGTTATGCGCGGCCTGTACGCTGAATTCAGATAGGCTGCTTGTGCCTTGTTTGGCAGGATCGATGAAGTAATCGTTGTAAGCCTTGCCCAACTTGTCGGCTTCGGCCTTGAACTGTTCAGGCGTAATCAAGCCTTGATCAAGTTGTTCACGGGTTTTAGCCAGAGCATCATTAAAGCCGCCTTGCACGTCGCCAAACTGTATTAAATCGGCGTTAGCTTTGCGCTGATCATAAGCGGCATTGGCATCTTTAACCAACTGGTCCCACATTGCTTGCTGGCGCTGCTGAGCGGTTGTTTCCTTATCTAAAGCCCGTACTTTTGACTCAATCGCCGCCCGCTCATCATCGGTGGCTTTAGCCGATAGGCTGCGCACTTTGGTTTGTATGGCTCGCTCGTTGTCAGACAGCTTTAAAGCGGCCAGCTCAAAGTTAAGCTGATCGATGTTTTTGGTGACGGCTTCGCGCTCGTTTTGGTAAGCTTTGGCTGCGGATTCGGCAGCTGATTTCGCTTTTTTTGCGCCTTCTTCTTTAGCGTCCCGTACTTTTGTCTCATCGGCAATTACAGTTTCTGCATACCAGTCTTCGGTATCAGCCAGACCTTTTTTAGCTTCGGCAGTTTGTCTGTCTGCCTTTTCTTGTTGGTCTTGGCGTTCCAGAGCGGCTTTATTTGCTGCGTTTTTCTTGTTGATTGCCTCGATTTCAGCGGTTAATACCGCTATCCTATCCGGCTGAGCGGGCGTAGTGGCTCCACGACGACGGCGTATTTCATCCTGACTTGTAGTAGGGGCGCCAGATATGAATCTTGGGGCATCTTTACTGGATGCGGCTTTTAGCATCTCCAGCTCGGTTATTTTGTCTTGCAGGCTTGGGCCGTTGACGAGCTGGCGAATATCATTAGCTAAGCCTCTCAGCATTGGCGTCAGCGCATCGCTGATAGGCTCTTCCAGGATTTTAACCAGTTCGGTGTAGGCATTGCCAACGTCGGTATAGGTGGCGTGGATGTTTTGACCTAGACGCTCTGATGCCCCTTTAGATTCTTCCAGAGCCTTAATAAAGTGCTCACGAAACATCGCAGTGGTATAAGCGCCGGTTTCTGATAGCGCCTTTAGCTCGCCCTTTGTGTAGCCTGATGCCTTAGCGATACTTTCCAGCAATCCCGGCATGGGATCGGTGGCTTGGCGCATTTCATCCCACTGGACATTTGCATTGCCTAGCTGTTGAATGACCCCGCGCATCGATAACGCCAGATCGGCGTTACTGACGCCCAACTCTGATGCTTTATCGGCTAATCCCTCCAGTATCGACCGGGCCTCCTTCTGGGTAATGATGCCGGATTTTTGTAGCGCCAAAAGCCGTATATAGGAGTCGGACAAGGCCAGGTACTGCTTATGCATCCGGTCGGCGGTATCGGTCAAGTATTGCTCGGTTTCTGCATACTTTTCCGCTGTCACGGTTAAGGATTTCAGGCGGGTTTCGTTATCCTGCAAGTCGGCGGCTTTTTCGACTACCGCTTTGCCGCCTTCCAATAACTTATAGACTGCAACTAATCCAAGCAGTTGCGACTTTAACCCAGCAATCGCCGCACCAGTAGCTCCTACGGATTCGGGAGCCCCTGAAAAAGCAGAACTCAGCGATCCTCTAAGATTAACCTGTTCTGTTGCCAGCCCTCGCAATGCAGCAGCAAGACCAAGCTCGGCGGACGCGGTACGTTCAATTTCAGCGCGTGCCGCTGCCGAAGCGCGAGCTGTCGCGGCCATGGTTTCAGCCATCTTAGTGCTGGGGCTGGACATTGCCAGCGTCATCGCATGGATCTGACCGGTGGCGCTCTGCGCCGCACTGCCAACATGGCTGACGCCGCCGGACACTTGATTTAAATCGCCTAATACCCGCCCTAGATCGGTCCTGATCTTAATCAGCAATTCAGTATTGTTATTAGCCATTTATGCTCTCAACTCGCGCAATACTTTGGATAGGTCTTTAGCGCCCATGCCCAGTGCAACGGCCTGGATCATGTCGGCGTGTTTATGGCGTTGCTGGCGACGAAGTACGCCGGCAAAGTGCTGTATTTGCCGCCAGGTTAGTTTTTTTCCGATAACCTGCGGACTACTGCCGAACCCTGCCGACATCAGCAACAAAAACAATTCGGCTAACTCTCGACCGGTGGCTGATTCAGCACGATGGTGCCGAACTGTTTTGCAAAGGCCACCCGTCGCAACAAAAAAGGGCCGTTGATCTCCCAGAACGTCATTGACAGCAAGGTGCCGTCGGCGTCGCTTAGTTCTGCGACCCACTCATGCGTTCTCTCGATAGACATGGCTAACAGCGCTATCCAAACATGAGAGTTATCACCAATAACACGATCCAGCGCTGGCAAGCCCATGGCGGACTCGTCCTGAATCAGGCGCAGCAGATCTGCCAACAACGGCTGGGCAATGGCGGCAACTTTCAGGCCTTCCAGGTACTTGAACTCATGGACGGTGAGTTTTTCACCGCCGATAGTCAGAGTTTTATCCGGAAACAGGATTTCAGATTCGTTTGTGTTGGTCATTCGACTTTACCGTGCGTGCGCAGCCATTCATGTTGGCTTTGGGTAACCTTGATGCTCTCGCCGGGCTTTTTAAGTTCGCCGGAGTGTTCATGCTCGGCTATTAGCACCACATCAACTTTTTCAATAGCCGGTTCTGTTTGTTCTGATTTTTGGGTTTTTACTGGTTTGTCCATAATGCTCTCGCTAAAAAAGTGCGGGGGCTTCGCTTACGCTAGACACCCTATTGGGTTTGTAAGATTAATCTTCTGTTTTCCAGCTAAAGAACTGGTCTCCAGCTGGGCGTAGTGTGTCAAGAATCACAGTGCCGGTAATCGGCATTTCTGCTGTTTTTTCCTGGATCATTGCAAGGGAACTAGGTGACAAATTAATCTGATATATCTCACACCGGGTTTGCTTGCTATCATCGGCACGGTTAATTCCCGCAAAGACTAGGTAATACTTCTTATTTGCCGGCGCTGCTGAAATGTGATGCTGTGCCGCATAGCTGTAATCGACTAATAGATCCTGCGCATCGGTAATTGCGCCTGCGGCAATGACCTCGATCATGCCCTTATCGGGATCGACAATGTAGTCAGTACCTGCAGCATACGTTGTAGAGCCTGCCGCGTTGGTCACGACTACACTGGACACTTTGGTATGCTTTAAAACAATAAACTTACCTTTGTACCCGATCTGTGGCTCATCGGTAACGGTTCCGGCTGTTTTTGCAGTATTGCCGGCTTGCAGTGCAATTGCCAAATGCGTCGGTTTGATCGAGCGCATTTGCATCGAGAATTGGTACTCAACCTTTTTAATGAACTGGGCTCCGATACCCGATGATCCAGTGACGGTTTCGGTGACCGTTTCCTTATCAACAGAAGGCGTCAGATCTACAGATGAGAGATCCCCCAAGAACTCAAGACCTTTAGGTCTGCCGTTGGCGTCGCGCTCAGCAATATATACCGGCCCCTGTCCTGAAAAATATCGACTTTCGTACTGTTCTGCCATGGTATTGCCTCTTAGTAAACGTTGGTACGCGGTGGAATTGCGTTAAGTTTGACAACGACCCATCCATACGGATGTTCCAGTTGCCGTGAATGTTGAGCCGCTTCGATTTCGAACGACATGCCTGATACACCAGAGCGCACCCAGCTTTTAATTTCTTCAATCAGCGCCATTTCAGCCAGCTCAATAGCGAGCGGCTCGCTGTCTTCTGCAACCTTCAAATGCCCGATCAATAGTTGTCCGTGCTTACCTTCTTTTGCGGTCATGCCCAGATTTTGGCTGTACTGGCTTTCGCCGTCGCTGACTAGCATGACTACGCCGGTTTCGATCTCGCCCGGCTCGTGCTGGTCGTAATGCAGCAGGCTGCGCTTAACGACGCGCGTACTCAGGGCGGCTGTCAGCGAGGTGACAATGGCTGCTTGGCGGTCGTCGATGCGTTCTATCCAGGGCAACATTAGTGGATCTCCCGGATAGCCTGCCGGACAGCATCATTAACTCGGCTGATGGTGGCAGCTTTTTCGGTTTCAAATGCCGGTTCCATGAAGGGTTTAGGGGCAGTGCCGTGTAGCGCAATCTTTCGGGCAATCAAAAACGCAAGCTCGCTTTCCGATGTTTCCGGATTGTTCGGCTTGATGTGCTTAACCCGCAGCCAGTCGATAACGGTTTGCTGGGTTGGATAACCGCCGCCGCGCGTGCCATCTTCAACGTACTTCGCGTAATCCATACCCGAAAATGCTTCGGCTTCCAGGCCGTCTTGTGCGGTGCGGCTATTAATGCTGTTAATCAGCAGTGAATGAGCCATTGATCCGTTAGCGCTAATATTGCGTTTGGCTTGGCGGGCAATGAGCATCACCGATAAGGTCAACGCAGGCGATATATGCCGTTTGATCGTTGCGGGGCTATTGCGTATTGCTTGCGCCAGCGCCCCGGCATTGGTATTAATCTCAAACGTAGTCATCAACGGCCACCGTCAAAAATAGCCAGCCATGACGCAGCAAGCGCGGCCGGTGTGCCGTTTTTGGGCATTGAGCCTACACCCTGGCTGCCCAGCGCAACCGGTTTGGTGCTGCCGGAGTTGGCCAGCTCCATCAATGCTGCCACAACCGCACGAATTAACAGTAAATCGCGGTGTTGTGCCGGCACTGTGGTTTCTTGTTCAGTTGCGCCGATGGCATAAGAGCCGTAATAGAAAACCGGGTAATCGCTGCCTATCGCGGCAATTTGGCAGGCGTCGGGAGCCGGGGATAAGTGAATATGTTGAACCCCGTCTATATAGGCGGTGCTAAGTCGCGGAAACGCCCCGAGCTTGTTGTTCCATGCCCTTGTGTTTTTGCGGTAGGATTCGCCCCAATTCGAATACTTAACTTCAACCAGATCGGCAGGAGCGGGATAGTCGGACACATCGGCGGCGACAGTCAGTTTAACTAACCGAGTGCAACGGGTTTTTCGTGCCAACGCCAACGCGGCCGCGTCCAGATGTCGATCAAATGCGGCGGCATCGCTATCGAATTTTTTAGCAGCTTCGCCCAGCATGGCTTGCAGCTCGGCTTTGAGTGCGGCACGGGTCATGCTCATGGCTATCCGGCCTCAACGTTCAATTGCGTTGATATTTTGCTCAGCGCAGCAGTCATAGCACTGATTGCCAAATTAGTTTCTTTCTGCCTGTTATCGACAATTTTTCCCCATTCTTCACGCTCTTTGGCATGCAGCTCCATTACCTTTGCCAGGTCTTCACGGTGCTTGTCGAGAATAGTGGTCAGAGTTTTAGCGAAGGCATACAACACAAAGAAAAGGGCGAATATCACCAAGCCGTTCAGCCCGCCGACTTCTGCCCACAACGATGGATTAGCTATGGCTAATGATGGATTGGCTACGTTTGGTTCCATTCTTGTCCCTGTTATCGAAAGCCTTCATGTTCAAAAGAGAAGTGGTTCATGTCGGAGTCGATACGCTTAGCGCCGCCAATTGAGTCCCAATAGTCGTGCAACGGTGCGTAAGCTTCGGGTTCGACTAACTTTCCGGCGACGACTAAATTCAAATCGACAGCAAGCCGCATCTTATGACAGCTGTTTTTCGTGCCATAGCCTTTGGCTATGCCCATCGCGCCGTGTAAGCGCGGATCTCTATACGCATCGCCGACGGTCACAGGCAAGCCGATTTCATTGGCATGGATAATCAGTTTGGCGATAGCTAACGCAAAGTCATGCTGTTTTTTTAATAACGGAGACATTATTTGATCTCCGCTTGCGCCAATTCAAAGCGGCGTTTTTCGATGGCGTCCAGAACAGATGTGCGCGGCCTGGCTGAGTCGCCTTCCAAGTTTTCCAGTTCCAATAGCTGCTCTACGGTTAAACCGGACAAGGCGGCTAAGACGGTTGGCACGTTGCCGAGCAAAATTTCTGCCAGTGGGTTAGGTTCCTTATCTTCGGAACTTGCTTCGGTTTTTAAGGCGTAGCCGGGCACTTGTGTTTCCTCGACCGGTCGCGACTCTCCGGGCTGGATGGTTTTGCCGTCAATATGAACAGTGGTTTCCCCGGTGTTGGTATAAGCTATTAAAGCCATGTTGTTCTCCAATGATCAAAAAAGGCGGGGACGGACCCCGCCATAAGCGCCGCTCGGTTTATCTGCCTGTCGCGCTGTACGCGATCACAGACGTTAAACGGTTGCGGATAGGATTTGGCACCTTGATAGCGCTGTACTCCTCGCCGTAAGCCTGTTTTTGACCGGTAGGCTGGCCTTGAGCATTAACCGCCTCAAACGGGGCGCCGGTTTGGAATGGTTTAGTGACGACGTAAGACAGAGTACCGCGCTGACCGATAATCAAGCGCTCTGAACCCAAATCGGTAGACGGGGCGTTGGTGGACCAAGCAGGGATTCCTTTGATTGCCATTAAGTCCCCTTGCGATGTCGTATCGGTCCCATGCTTCTTGCCACTTTCGGTAAATTGAGAGGCGTTAGTAATGGTGTCGTTTAACGAGTTGCAGGACAACATGAAATCCGGCGTTACAAAGCGATCATCAGCCATAATAGCCTTGCGGCGACCGATAACACGTAACAAGCCATTCAAGTGCTTGTCTAGATCAACAGCGCCGTTATCCAAGTCGAATTTGGCAATATTGGTTGCGTAGTCGTAGGTGATGTTGGTATTGGCAACGTTAGCCGGGAAAACAGGAACGCCCAACTGGTTAACAAACTGCACATAACCCAAGTTGTAACTGGTAATACGGTAATAGGTGCCTGCGGCCTGTTCGCCTGAACCGTCGTACTCCGCTATCACAACGTTGTTATGTTTGACAATAATCGGGTTAGTCGCGTTACCGACAGTATTGCCTTGCAAGTCACGTTGCTGATATTGGCGAACAATCGGGAATTGCGCCGTTTTAATGGTGCTGACAGCTGCGCCGTCCAGTTGAGCATTAAACGCTTCGGCCGTGACAGTTGCGGCCAAATAGCTATCTGCGGCACGCTGCAAGGTGTTACTGATTCTACGGACAATCAACTCCTGCATGAACCGCGCGTTGCTGGACACGTTACGGCCGAAGGCATCCCAATCAATACCACTGGTGCGCGAAAAGTGCATCACTTCATTGGAGATGATAAAGGCCAGCTTCATCGCCAGGATATAAGCGGTATCCATATCCTGCTTTACGCTGGCCCTATGTATGCCGCCGCCTTCGTAGACGATGCCTTCATTCAAAATAGCCGATCCGTCACGGGTCTCGAAAGGGATTTGCGTCGTTACGGTCGCGGAAAAGTCGGTCAAGGTATTAACTAATTCCAGGATGCGTAAATCGGACAGCGCCTCGCGGATGACGGTGCGCTGAAAACCGATAGGTAAATTGGTGTCGACCATGCCGGTAGAGCCGGCAGCAAGTTGCTTGGTTGCAGCAGCGATTGCCGGGGCGTTGATGCGGTCGAACTCGGACAATACCATTTCCACAAACGGGCTGGTTTTTTCCGCCAATGTTAATTCGCGATTGGCATAAGCATTGGTCAGTTTTAAACCGGTATTGATGCTTTCTTGCAAAGATAGAGCAGTGCGATGGTCGCTTTGGGTCAGTTGTACGCTGCCTGCGGGACGGAAGCCCAAGTTTGCCAGCTGGGTATTGACTGACAATTGGTTCCCCATATTGATTTGATGCTCGGCCAGCTTGGTGACTTGCTCGGCACTCATATCGGCGGTGATTAAATCGGCGGCGGATGCCAGTGTCTTTTTGGCTTCTTCATCCAAGCTTTTCAGTCCTTCGGCTTCGGATAGCAGCTTGTTGAATAAATCCTTATTGGTGGTTAGCTTTTCGGCAAGCGTTTTTTCCTCGTTTTCGCGATGCTCGCGGTCTTCGGCGAGCATGCGTTTTACGTCATCCTCTGACAGTAATTTTGCATTGGAAGGCGCAGGGGTATTAATCGATAGTGTGACGACTTTGTCGCCGATCTGTTCAGCAAGGGTTTTTCCGGATTTTTCGAATTCGAAAAACAAGCCGTCCAGTTTGGATTTGTCTTCGCCTAACTCTTTTGCGGTGGTTTCGAAGGTTGCGCATAATTGAGTAACAACAGGCTCTGATAACTTAAAGGCTAACAGCGCAGCAGTCAGACGAGCAAGATATGATTTGTACATGGTGTCTAATTCCTGTGATAACTGAACAACGAGTTCAGGATGGATTAATAGCGGATGGTCTGATTCTGACGCCTCGGAAAGTCGCACGGGGTCCAGGTGTTTGATAACGGGTCTCACGGTCAGCGCTGCACCCAGTAATACGGGACCATACTGCTTGCCGGCTTCGTTATCGGTATAGTTTTCGGAATATTCTGCACTCAGGTATTGGTAGCCTTTATTGCGCACTGCTTCGATGCCGTAAGGCGTCCATTCGACCTCGGCACGTAGGCGATTGCCTTCAACGCTTAAGTTAATGATTTTGGCGGCGGCGCCGTTGCCCGGCTTGTGATCGACATCGAGAAAGATGTCCTGTCCGTATGCCCCGGCCTTGAAGTTCTTAACCATCGAAAGCAGCATGTCCTTGCTGATCTCGAACCGGCCGTAACGAGGATCTGAAAAGCTGCCGGTACGGGTCACAGTGACGGTGCTGGTGGCTTTTCCGGCTGCTGGCTCGACCTTGCACCGACTCAAAAACCGGATGGTCTTGCCGCCTGTGTCCGCTGATAATTTTATGATTCTATTTTTCATGGTCTTAAACACAAAAAAGCCCGTGCCGATAAGAATCGGAACGGGCTTTTCGCTTTGTGTTGCGCGTTATGCCTTTATTGAGTTGTGATCAGTGTATATCGGTCTGTCAAGCAAGATAACCGGATAATATGTCGAACTGATGATTTACCCGGTAATTACCAACTCACTACCGGTAGTGTCGCTGGCATAATTTCCAGCCAGATCCGTTACCGTAGCGGTAACACTATAAGTACCGATTGCCAGCGCATGGGCAGGCGGAATCACCAATTCCCACGTCGTACCCGCCAAGATCAAATCTCCAGCGCCAGCGGCGTAAGTAATGCCGTTTACTGTGACTGTAAGCTCCTCGCCAGAAGCGACTGTAGCCGTGCCGGTAATGGTCGGCGTAGTGTTTGATGTGGACAAAGCGTCTGCGGTTGGAACAGCTGGGGCTGTGGTATCTACGGTAATCGCTACTGAGTTAGTGCCGAGACTGCTTATATTACCGGCTATGTCAGTTTGCTCAACTTTGATACTGCCGGCAGCATAAGTTCCGGAAGCTAAGACAAAGCTGCTGCCAGTACCTGCCGTCCACGTAGTGCCGCCATTGGTGCTTTTTCTCCATGTTGCGCCTGGCTCCAATCCACCGACATTGATAGTGCCAACATTTGTTATGCCATCACCGCTACTGGTGCCGCTATCTGTTGCCAAGGTTAATGTGGGTGTCGCAACAATGGTATCCAACACATAGGCTTGACTAGTGACTGCACCATCATTACCGGACAGATCAGTCACTTTAAGCTTGAGCGTGTTGCTACCCGTTAGCGTTACGTTATCCCAAAGCAGTGATGTACCGGCCAGTCTGTTATTAAGGTCAAGCCAAGTAGCTCCGTTATCGAGTGAGCCGTAAACGATTTCAGTTTCAGAAATCAGCCCACTAAGCGTTGCGGTGATAGTTTGCACTGCGCTTGAAGTAACAAAGTCGGTACCGCTAGACCCGGAATCGACTGAAAATTTAAGCTCACTGAATGTAATAGTCGGCGCCGTCGTATCAACCGTGCCGGAGACGATAGATGTTTCACTCAAAGCAGCGGCAACACCATGACTGGATAGCGTTGCGCCATTAAGATTAATAGAGGCGGTTATATCGCCATTATCTCCAGACTGCACGGTATAGCTTGGAAATAGCCACTCTCTGGCAGAGCCGCTGGAAAATGGCAGAGCATGGATTGTGCCGCCAATACTGAGACTCAGGCTAACAGGTCCGCCGCTGACAGTAATATCATCAAGCATCTGCACGGACAGCGATAACACATCATCAGCTTTATAATATCCTGCGGCAGGCCCATGTATGGTGGACGGAACGGTTACTTGTAACACCGGTTGCAAAGAAACGGCCCCAGCACAGATAATCTTCCTTTGACCTGAACCGCCCCATCGGTAGTTTGGCAGCGCAAAGGTTGCCATGCTATCACCTCCGTAGGTATATCCTATAGCGTCAAATAGCTCGGGATACTCCGCAACAGCCAATAACTGACCTTCACATGCCATCCAATGCGCAGGAATCTCCGCCCCGGAAAACATCTTAATTTCTCCCGGCATATAAACTATCGCCAATTCTGAGTTAAGGTTAACAAAATTATCATCCACTTCGTCATATGTTAACGAAGCACCTTTTGATCTACGCGTTGTTACATTTGCCATTTTATTACCCCTTATTTTTAAGTAATGCCTAACCTAAACAGCTTCGTCAAACGGAACAACCGGAGACTTTGCACCATAAAAAATAGGCAGCTCCACCCACGTCTTGGAACGTTTACATAACCCTTCCGCTCTACCGTCAGGCAAGATGGAGATAACCGACACTCCTTTAATGACTTTGCCATCGAATAGCTTGGACTTGCATGTCGGGCATTGCACAGGCGCCCTTACAGTTTCTGTCATTTTCAAGCTCCCCATGTATCTGTATTATGGCCTTGCCGTTCCAGGCGCACTTTCAGCACGCTCCAGGGGGTGGCAATGGCATTTTCGTTGAGCAAGCCTTTTTCTAAGGCGATGCGTTTTTTACGTGAATTTAAAACCGATTCCTGGACGCCGGACGATTGATCGTTAAGCCATGCCAGCCGGTCTTGCTTGCCTTTCCGGTCCGCGTCCGACACCTCATCTCTGAACACCACCTCGGTATAGCTCAGGGTATTGGGGTGAGCAGGGCAGGGGTTCTTTCCTTCCGGATACACGCCGGGACCGAGGCCGTATAGGTTGGCGTGGGCGTGCATGTCGCAGATGTCGTGCCTTGGATGATTGGGAGACAGCAGAAAACGTGTGCCGATTACATCGGGATGCAAAAATGCACCGGCGTCGTAGGCTTTGATATGCGCTCGGTTAAGCTCTGTTCTGGCAAGGCGTAGCGCGTTGGCGTATGGCGTCCCTTCGCCGGTGAATAATTGCTCTTCGATGGTCTTGCCCAACGGTCCGGCGGTATTGGATTTAAGTTTGTCCTGCACTTCTTTGCTCAGGCCTTGGCCGCCGCTTAACAATTCCTGCGCGGTCCGGCTGGCCGAATGGCCTTGAATAACAGCCGAGTTAATCGCGTCTTTAACAACTTGTCGGGCGTGGTTGTCATTGCGCCAAATGCGATCCGATAGCTGCAAGCCGTCTTCGGCTATGAAGTTTTTGACGAATTTAACGGCTTCTTCCGGTATTGCCGACAGGTTAGCCCCTGTCATTACTGCTGAATCAACGGCAAATGGACTAATGCCTAATTGCGCGGCCTGGATTAGTCCGGCGTCAATCAGTGCGGCCTTTTGCAATTCAAGCTGCCGCAATCGGGCTTCTGTTGTTGCCAGCAAGGCTTGCAACACGTTAATACTGATCGTGCCGTCGCTGTCGGCGTAGCTGTCTATGACTTCGGTCAGCCCTTCTACTGTCTGCCGGTAAAGCTCGGTCAGTTGCTTGAGCGTTTGGGCGTCCAGTTGATTCATGGCCGCTTGCGCGGACTGCGTCGCGCGTTTAATGGCGGCTTTTTTGGCGGTGCGGTCGGTCACGACATAGCCTTTCTTTTTGATTTACGGATTTCTGCTATGCGGATAAATTTACCAAATGCGACAAAATAATAGGCATTTCTCCCGGATCTTCTCGTAAACTCAAATATTTTGTTAATACAGCAGCTTATAAGCTGCAATGAAATCCACAGCAAAAAAAGGAAAAATATCAAAGCCCCGATTAAACATATACCTTTCCCAACGACATAAAATAAAAAGTCATAATCATTCATAGCAAATTATCCATTACTAATACTAGTTGCTGACTCACCTTTAGGCGCATTGTCCGGCGTGACCGATACGCGCGGAGTAGTTACACCGTCTTGTGGGTAGGGATCGTTTGAATTAGCCTGTGCAGCTCTGCCGGCCAGCACTTTAGCCGGATCAAGTCCGGCAGCGCTCCATACCATGTCCGCAGCAACCCCCAAGGCTTGGTATTTAAGCGCCAGATCAGCACGCTGGTTAGGCGTATCAGTACGGCGCTCAGCAAAAATAATGCTGAAATCGTAAGCATCAGGGTTAATGCCGTTAAGCAGCAAAGACAGCCTGAAGCCTTCCTCGTAAGCTTCTGATTGAGTATCTTGCAAGGCGTCAATCTCTTCGTAATAGTCACGTTTTAAGTCCTCCAGGATGTCGCGGTTCAAATCGCCGACATAACCGAACAAGCCTTTAGGAGCAGGAGCGCCCGCGAAAAAGGTATCCAGCAAATACGATACGTCGGCTATTTGGTCGAGGTTGGCGTCACCTTGTATTGCCGTCACGCCACCTTTTTTACTCTGGTAATAGTCGGTAGTGATGTCTTGCTGATCTTGTTCTACGCGCTGTCGATAAGCCTCCAAATCATCAGGATTTGCACCCTCCAGAACGTGAGACATGCGCATCGGCGCACGTTGGCGACGACGGATAACCATATCTTCTTCAGTCATAATCAGTTTTTGAAAGACGGTTCTGTTGGCGTCAAGATAGGGCCTGCCCATTGCGCCCATGTCGTCGTAATTGTCGGGCGTGAGACGCACTACAGTGAGCTGCCAGAGCGGGAACACCGCTTCTTCACGGCCGCTGGCTAGGTCGATTTGACGGTACGCGGCTTCGGGGTTTTTAAATTGCCCATTCGGTTCAACTATCGGCTGGATAGTTTCGGAGGCCATACGCACGCCACGACAGATTTGCTGATTGCCGTTTAGTACCCACTGAATAGGCAAGTTTCCTTCCATTACCAAGCCGCGGGCATCGGATTCGAGTTTTTGAATGCGACCCAGGCCCAGGCGTTTCTCAAAGTTTTCCCAAGCACTAATGATGCGCTTGTTGCGCGGGTCGGTTTCAATCTTCAAGCCGCCTTTTACGGCAGTTCTGGCCATGCGGGTATGGATCTTTTTAATACGGCCGTCAACGGCGTCCATATGACGCAGATCAAGGATGCGCTGATGATGTACCGGGTCTGTCCACATCGTGCGGTATAGGTACAGGATGCGGTTTTCCGGCGTGGTTCTAAAGCCGACTTCGCTGGAGTGCGTAGGTTCTTCGCCGGTCATGGGGCTGGCGTTTTCGGTTGGTTGGCGTTTAAACCATTTGGCTAGTAGGCCCATTATTTTTCCTGGTGATCGATTAATAGTTTCTGGTTTTTCAGATTTTCCATAACGATAGATCGGATAATCTCTCGTAAGCATTTCGGCAGCATAGGAAACCGTTCAGAAAGAGCATGGGCTAGCGCATTAACCAAGATTGCGATTTGATGATCTTTCATGCAGCTCCTATTAATTCCTGTCGAGTTTTCTTTCTAATCAGCACGGTAGTCGGCGCACTGTAAGCGCCGCGCGTAACCATACCCCACACCGACGCCATGGCCGCATCGAATAAGTCATCGCCGATTTTGCCATCGGCCATTTTGTAACTTGCATAGCTGGTTTTAGTCACTTGCGGAACGATGTTAGGCAGCTGCCGAACGAACGTTCTAAGGTCTGCCAATTCCGGATCTGATAAATCCTGATCGTCAAAATAGGGGATCGCCGCCTGTTTGTTGTGGAATATCGATCGGATGGCTTGCGCCATGCTGTGCTTGGTCATGCCCTCGAAACGAATCGGAGAGAACGCCCATTCCGGCCAAGTACTGGCGGTGCTATCACCGTCGCCAATAGTCCGGCGGTCGGTTTGCGTTAATCCCAAGGCGTAAAGATCATCATTCAAAGAGGTCAGCATGCCCACGCCGTAAGCGTCGCCCATGGCGGTATCCGGGTTGAAGTATTGCCAGAGCCCGATTAAATCACGCTTGACCACGTTGTCATCAGCACCGGGCGGCCACGTTCGCACATAAGGGAAGGTGACGAAGTTGCCTATCTGTTCAGTAACAACCAAAGCATGGCGGGAGCTGGTCGGGTTTTCGCCATGTCCGCCGGCGTCATAACCGAAGCCGATCAGGCCGCGCTTGCGGTAGACAGCGCCCGGTAACGGTGCGGCTAGTTGTAACCCGGCCTGCAAGCCCACTTGCATGGCACGGCGCACGTATTTTTCCCAGATCAGGTTTCGGCTGGAAATATTCCGGCACAGCAGCTGCCTGATGTATTCGTCAGGTGACAATTGGTCGCGCATGTCGAGCATGAAGGCTTCGTTAAGGATGCCCATTTCCATGCCGAGATAGGCGTCAATGGTCGATAGCACATGGTAATGACCGCCGGCTACTAGATCGGTTAGGGTGTCTGCGCCTTTGAATACACCGGTAATTCTTATTTGCGGGTCGTTTTTAGCTTCCTTGGATGCGCCCAAGCGGCGTGATGCCCCCATCATCAAAAGAAACCTTGAAAATAAGCGCTCTCTTGGCATGTCATCGACTTCTTCCAGAGAGGCTTCGGTTAAATCGCCCCCGTCAACTTGCGCCATGATGCCGTAGGCTTGGGCTTTACTGCGGTTGGCGAACTGGTAATAGGTGTCGGCAAATTGCTTGCGGCCGGACTTAAAGTTCAGCCACGCTTCTAGGATTGGCGAACGGCGTATTGCGTCGAGATGATAACCCAGGTTAACCAAGGACTGAGCTTCACGCGGGGCAACGATGCCCAGCTCTTGGTCGGCTTCGGTGGCGTTGAATTTAAGCAGATACAGTTCTTTGATCGCCGTTTTTCCGGTCCGACGACAGGAATAGTCGATAGTGTTCTGGTGCTGGTCCATTTCGATGCATTTAAGGATCTGCATCGGGTCGAGTTCGACATTGTGGACGTGCTTGTGCCACAAGGCGTGGTCATCCTTATAGCGCATCACCTCCGTTTCGGCGATGTTGCGCATTTCTATGCGTTTGTGAGGGGGTAGGCGTTCAGCCATTGACAATCATTCCCCATTGATCAGCCATAGCAGCTGCAATGCCAGGATACGTTCTACTTCTTTCACGCCATCTATCAGGACCTGGTGGTAATCGATGCAATCGAGAACTGATTCGTCCGGGTTTTTTACCTCCGCCCCTTGTTTGATCTGGATCAACAGGATTTGATTGTTCAAGCTTTGTAAGATTCCGTAGCCATAAGCACGTAGATTTCCATTCAGGATGCCCGTGGTGGAATGGCTGGATAATTTGAGTCGGTTTCATCCATGCTGTAGATAAATGCCCTATAGGATTTTCAATAGCTATTCTTTCGCATGGAACGCTATACAGCGACTTCACAAACCTAACTGCATCATTTCTCTTTTGTTGGCGATTTAAGTTATCTTTTAACCATCTCACGCCTGAGTTTGAAAGATACGTGCATGGGGGATGAGCAATAATCAAGTCCCATGGTTCATAAAGACAATCAAAAACATCACCCTGATAATGTGGACCAGGCCTTTCGGTTGGTTCAAGATCACAACTCATAGCATCGTGACCACGAGCAATAAAGGCATCACGGACAATTCCGCTAAATTCGCACGCAATAAGAACCTTCATTGATTTTCATCCTGTGCATGCTCAATCAAAATTGGATCGCTATTCACCCGCTGCCGACTGTTTTCTATCATCTGTTGCAATCCCTCAAGCGCTACAGCCTGCCGCTGTTGATATTCCAATAAGCTATCGCCACGGGCAGCATCGGCGTCAATATGGCCTTTAATGCTTGATTCCTGCTCTTGAACGCGCGGAGTCATGCCCAACTCAGACAGCGAAATGCTGTTTTTACTGAGGAACTCCGTTAACACTTTGAGTAATGGATGCGCCTTAACTTCAGTTAAGAACTGAAGTTCACCGCTATTGGGATCGGTGTATTTAGCAATTTGGAAGCCGATCTCTTTGTCGACATACCAAACCGGCTGGCGAATCTCGACGCCGGTTTGGATGATTTTCAGCATGATGTTGTTGATGATGGTCTGGATCGTCGCGTGCATGGCCGCATGATCTTCGACAATCAGCGAATAATCCTTGTTCTCGAATGCCAGCCGATAGCGCATATATCGGTCTGCTTCCTTTGCGCAAAGGGTATTTTGCCAGCAAATACTGTCAGCCAATTCGCAACCGGTACACATCGGATATTGACCAGGGCGAGCCGGGAAATAGGTCAAAACGTGTGAATTCATGCCGGTTTTTAGCGCATTAAACCGGGTACGTGCGTGAATCTCTGGCGTGTGGGTTTTGTCGAGGTTTAGCTTTGTCTTGGCTTTGCCTTCCGGCGTTTTCGGGCCGGTGGATTTTCCGAAAGAAGCCATTAAGCCTTTTTCCCAATGCGCTTGCTCGGCTTCGTGGTCACAATGGGGGCAGGTGGCGTAATATAGATAGGGATGATCGCGCTCCGGCGCATCTTCGACACGATCCGGTTCGCGAGCGAATTTGTGCCGGCAATGCCGGCAGTAAAAATTCACCTCAAGCAGAGGTTCGGATTGATCTTTGCGGTTGTCTCCCATGCTGCCCATGGTCGCTCATTTCGGCAAGCAGGATAACCGGAACTGTTGCGATTATAAGTGCTGCACGGCAGATAAAAAATTCAGATAAAAACCATCTTCATCAGTGGATTTATTATCGGATACAGATTGTTCTAGTAGCTTTTCTTGATGGCTGTCGCACAGAAACAGCATAGAAAGACATCTATCATATTTTATTATTAATTCCTGCCTAAGGATCACTCTATGTTGAACAAGTTGTTTAGGATGGTCTTGGCTTTTATCTCGTGTGGTTACGAAAAATAGCAACTCATGATTGTTCTTTAGTATTTCTTCTGTACCTTTCCTCAGATTAATAATCATTAACGGCTGAATATCCCTGGTATAGATTACGTGTCTCATAAGCCCTCTATTTTGATTTTGAGATTATTCTCTTGATATGGTCAACGCTTACCGATTCATTCAACTCACATCTAATGCGCTCATGAATCTCATTAGCAGAAAGGCCGTCAGCATGCATGGATATGATAACCCGGTTGCGCTGGTAGCGCATCCAAACGCTATAGCGAGGCACATAAGCATAGTGCTTTTCATCCTGGACAGCATCGCAGCTACTCAAAATCGCCCACATCGTCAGGAAGTTATCGACGCCGATAGATGCGGCCACATCAAGCCAATGGGCAGCTAGTCCGATTTCTCGCAACTCAGCCAGCCGCGAATCGTCGCGCGGCGCGTTTTTTTTTGAAAACCTGTCGGCATTGCAGATATCCAGGTACCCACCCTGTCCTATAGGGGAGTGGGTTAAACCATGCCGAGCCCCCACCCCATAGCCATCCCCCGTTATTTCATTGTTTGAGTTGCGCCTTACTGTATCCATGATGACCCTACAGCCCTTGATTTACGTGATAGGTGATGATAATGAGTTGCGCTTTATGTACTAACACGCAACTGAACACCGTATGTATATTTATATTACCCACTAGGCTTAGCCCGTTTTTAAAGCCTGTATATAGTCCTCGCGTCCCCGCCCTAAAGACACGGGCTACAAGGTGTAACATGGTCCAGACAATAAGTTTTATATAACCCAATGGGACACGGACAAACATCTAAGCCCCCTTTAAAACAGCAGCCAAACCAGTGACAGGCGTCCTAATCTGAGCCAGTGGATTACATCTATCGCTATCAACCCTCAACCTCTGAGTTGCCATCCTGATGTAAATAGCTGTGGTCTCAGGTCTCGAATGACCCATTAGAGTCTGAATGCTGCTCAGATTTAGCCCGCCCTCAGCCAACCGTGTACCGTACAAATGCCGAAAAGCATGAGGATGCAAGATCGAATCCGGCAGCCCAACCATTCGGCCATGTTTACGCACCACTTCGAACACAGACTTTGGTGTTAGTCGGCGGCGCTCACCGTAGTACAAATGCTCGGCAACCCGTTTATTGTTTGTCGACACAAACAACACCCGGTCATTGTTATCCAGCGTCCGAACGATATTGCCAATATCAGGATGCCCCAGGTAAGCGCGAATAAACAGCCGCGCCTCATCAGGGGCCGGAACCTCGCGCTGCTTATTGCCCTTTTCCCTGACCCGCAACGTGAGCAACTCCTTGCCGGTCTTATCGCGTTCAAAAATCAGATCCGAATCATTAAGGCCGACCAATCCGCTAACCCTAATCCCGCAGCCCAACAACGTCGCCATCATCGCCGCATCACGAACCCCTAGAAAAGTAGAAAGGTCAGGATTGAACAACAGCTTCTCAGCATCCCCCAGCCGCATATACATCTTGTCCGGATCGCCCACCTTCGGCAGCACCAAAATAGCAGCCGGATTATCTCGACGCTTACCCTTGGCAACCAACCAAGCAAAGAACCCACGCAAACATGAAATAATTGGCTTACGACTGACAGGCTTTACGCCGGCCTTTAACTGATGCATCCCGCAAAACTCCTCAAGATCGTCCGGTCGCGCGCTCAAATGGTCCATCCCTCTACCAGCCAAAAACACCCGCAACCGCTCCAAATACAAAAAATACTTACCATAAGTCCTCGGGCTCAGGTTCTTGCTGTGCTCCAAATAAGAGCACCAACCAGCAGCGACGGCTTCAAAAGTGCTAACGTCGGACATCAAATCACCCAGAAAAAAGGAAGGGCAGGGGGAGAACAGTCCGTGGACTGTGTATTTATACGTATATTTAACATGTAACCAACTGAAAAACAACAACTTGTTGCATAATTTTGACCCGCAAAAACACACAAAACTTCCGTGTAGCCAAAAAACTTTTGTGTATATTAGAACGTGCTTATTTGCTTATTTCGTGGGGAAGCTTTTCTTTATATATCTCTCTCTTTCTTAATAAAAATAAATAGATAGATAGATAGGAGCGGAAAACGGCAAAACCGGGACTTGTGTAGAGTAAAGGCGGCTTTGTGTGGATTTAGACAAAAGAAGTGTAGATTTAAAGCGGTTTTGTGTAGTAATAATTAATAAAAGCAAATATAAAACAACGGCTTACAAAGCAAGCTACACAAAATATAGGTGTTTTTACACTCCCCCCGCTATCATTTAGCCACAAACGCCCCGTATCTTCTTCTTTTTAATAGGCAAAAAAAAGCCCCTTAAAGAAGGGGCTTTTATGTGTCCAGGAGGATCAGGGTATTATTAACAGCCGGCGCCTAAAACCCAGCCTCCTTAAGCAACAACAACCGCATCACCCGGATATTGAACAACAGCTGAGTCGTAACAATCGCCATTGCCTGGTGCTGGCCATGCGGATTAGCGTCGGAATTGCCAAGGCCTCGGGCAATCTCATTAATCGCTTCCACGCCCTCCTCAAGCGCCTTGCAAAAGCTCGCCATCTCCCTCGCACCGCCAGTGCTTGGCACTGCCGCATATTCAAACACCAATTCCTTCAGCTCATCTTCAAACGACTTCATATCATTATCTCCAATTAAGTGAGCAAGGAAGTCTAGGCGACCGGTTCAGTAGCGGGGGAATCATAGCTGTCATACTGTAGCCGGGGCCTGTCGTCGTTAAGCTTGGCGTCACCGGACAACGGCTATACCCCCAAGCAGACCGCCGACGAGAAAACCCAGAGCAATAAGGATCAAGAACGCCGGGATAGAAGCGATAGCCCATTTGACCATGAACACGACCATCGATCCGAACGGTACGCTTACATCCACTACTACCACCTCTTGTTGTTCAGGTTGTTTTATTGATCGCGAACGTGAAGCGGAACTCGATGCGGCGACTTGCGATAGAAGCAGACCATTGGGTAATACTGTATCAGGTGAAGCCTCACCGCCTTCCGTCGGTGGCGAGCCGTCGCGCGTATAGCTACACTTCCAACAACTATCGAAGTTGTTTTCGATCTGCTCGGAACAGTTCTTACATTTCCACATTCGATTTCCCCGTTTGAATTAATTTTTATTTTTCTTGTGTATCCGTGGCTGAATTTATATTTCTCAACTCAGTCCTAATGTCTCGCAAAACCTTGGTTTGAGCATCCAGCCTGGCTTTTACGCCGAATATCGCAAAAGGCAATAACGTCCATAAGATCAGCAAGAAAAATGCAAATAAAATTCCAAATGAACCCATTGATAAAATTAAGTCGCTCATAATAATTCCCTCTAAAAGCACATATCTTAGGCGTTATTCCATAAAAAACGAAACTCAGTTATAGTGCCTAGCGTTTAAACTCATTATTAAAAAACAATACCAATAAAAAAGGCCCATAAATGAATAAGATGCTACTGTTAATCGCTATTTCAATACTAACCGGCTGCGCCAGCATGTCTCACGGGTCGCATCAAAATGTAACTGTATCACCAGTCAATACATCATCAACTACCGGAACCTGCGCACTAAGAAACGAGGAAGGAACTTGGCCAGCAAGGCCCAACATTAGCACTCAGATCGATAGAGACGGCAACGACATGACAGTTGAGTGCGTCAATGATTCGGAATCAGGTAAAACCGTTGTTAAACCTGAATTTTATGGCAGCTACTTAGGCTTGGATTTGCTCATAGATTTATGCATTATTTCCTGTGTAGTAGACGGAGCAAACAATGCTTTTTACAGCTACCCTGAGTTCATTACCGTGCCGATGGAAAGAAAGCCTAGCGTCTCTTCCGCTACGCCAAATTGATAACAATTATCGTAACCGTTACAATAAGTCATATTAAGCGTAACGGTTACGATAATGATAGATACGAATGATAAAACAACGCTCGATATTTTTGGACAAAAACGTCTGGGTCGACCGGTTACAGGAAAAGCTAAATCCGATAAGCAAAGAATGCAAGAATATCGGTTACGTAAAAAAAAGGAGCAAGCTGAAAAACCTGAAATAACGTTAAGCGTCGCTCAATTTGAAATGCTGATGGCGACCATTAATAAATTAACAAAAGAACGTGATGAAGCGCTTCAACAGCTTCAAGATATGCGAGATGAAGCCGTTATCTCGATCCTCTGCAAGCCGCATTCTATGTAGTGGGAAATGTTTGGTAAGTGGTTGATTAATAACGGTCTGTATTTTTCATTTAGTGGGAAATAAAACGCATTAAGTAATTGAAAAATAATAAAGTTTTTTAGAACTCTTAATCCATGGGTCCAGGGTTCGAATCCCTGACGTCCCACCAATAATATCAAGGCCTTACGGATTTATTCCGGTAAGGCCTTTTTTGTTTTCAGCGTCATATAACCTTATCTAAATGCACTGG